GCTTGTTAACGAGGTCATTCAGCGTATTGATGTTGTTCTTGGTTATTTCAGCATTATCAGACAAGACCATGTCAACCATTGTGTCTGGCAAGCCTACTTCTTCGAGTTGATGTTTTGCTTCATAACGATATTCACGCATATTAAGCTCTTGTTCGCGCTTATTAAACGCTTCAGTTTTTGCCTTATCTTCCGCTTCCTTGCGGTCCGCAGCACTCATTTTAGCAAGTTGCTCTGCCTTAGTGATAGCTTCCTGTTTTTCTTCATCCCACTTAGACTTCGCCGTTTCCAACGCTTTAGCCGACCGCTTGTCAATCAACGAATCTAGTTCACTTTGCGTAAACGTCAACTTTTCATCTTGTGTTTCCACTTCTTGGTCTTGTACTTCTGTTTCTGCTTCATCAGCCATAATTTATCCTTTCTTAGCCCATACACAACTTGTATCGTATATATTTGCCCCATGCACGATTAAAACCCACACACGGCACGATATTGTCCCATATACACATGCCTAGTTTATTGACTTGCGACAGGTCAAAATAAAAACACCAACGTTTCCGTCAGTGCTACTACTTAATTTCGATTCTTAATTTGAATGCGTTTAATTTTTCTATTGACGCCTTTAATCGCTCGACATCTTCTTTGACTTGATTTGTCAGTCGTTCGAGTTCATCAAAATTTTTAACCTCAAAAGATACTTCGGTATCTGCCATTATCTTCTCCTTAATCCCAGCTTGGTAGGTCATCTACCGTGTCCGAATCTAAGTACTTATTAAATTTTGTCAGTTCATCATCAGACGGCACAATTGTACTACGGCAGTTCGGGTGCATTGATGGTGCATTAGTCCCAGGCGAAAAGTCATTCATCTTAAATACTTCACCGTTTAGGCTGCGACATACACTCGATGTGCGATTATCCATAACTGCCACGAACTCGTATGATTCAACACCATAACTCTCATACCGTTTAGCAGTTGTTGCATTAGCTACGTATGTACTTTCTGTGCGAACTAACCGTTCTGTGTTGGGTTTAGTTCCGCCAAATACGTCACGCAAATTCTTAGCAGTAACTCTTGGATTGCTACCGTTAATTGAAGCCTTAACTAACACGTCTTTCAATTTATTAGCCAGTACATCGTTATCACGCCAGATACGATGTGAATAATTGGCCCCACTCCATTCAAATGACAAGATACTGTCAATTTCAGCGTTGTTTAACGTCTTAATTGCATTTCCAACTGCTAGTGCGCCGTAAATATAAGCACTCTCTTTGGCTAGATATTCAGTAAATGAACCAACTTGCTGATTGCTTGCCTGTAAAATACGGAAATCAATCTCCAGTTTTAACAACTCTAATCGACTTATTTTAGATGTCATATACTGTGCATTCAAACGCTTTAACAACTCTGGATTGTCTTTATTAGACATACGATAATCGTTTGCCCGTTTCACATAGTCGCTTAAATCAGTCTTTCTAATGCGCTTGTGTGCATCAACGTAAGACAATGTGTTATTGTCAGCATACCGCTCATAAAATTCATCAATCTTAATAGCAACATCTTGTGAAGCAGATTGATATTCTTTGAGTACAACGTCCGTTAAATCTTTATCCTTAACGTCCAATAAGTCCATGATGCCTTGCGTACGTTTCTGCCAATAATCACTCATCTGTCTTACCATCATCAGGTGCTAACTTTTGATATCCTGTTTGTGCTTGAAAATTATCAATACCAGCCTGCTTTTCGTCAGCTAACCGTTTCATTTCATCATCAACATCAACTCCCGTAAATGTCGATAATAGCGTGAACAAAGTTTCGTCACTAACAACGCCAAACAAATTCTTTAATTCAGCCAACCGTTCTTCATCAGATGTCGGCATGTTAGGTGTGAAGTTAACTTTAATGTCGTTGATTGCATCATATAAACCGTCTTGACGGTTGGTGGTTGACACACTACTCTTAATACCCCAAACGTTACCTAACAATCTTAGACGTCGCATGATACCACGTGATAACAACCGCTCTTTCGTCTTACGCAGATTATCATTACCCATTAACTTGTACTTCATAGCTTCGCCTGATTGTGTACCAGCGAAGTTTTGATCGTTAGTATCTGGCGTAAATGTGAAGCGTAGAATATCATCAACCAAACGCGTCTTGTATGCTTCCGCACCTGTTGTATCGTACTCTTTTGTCAAATAAAACGCGTTAGGTTTCGGCCCGTCTGGATCATTGTTGTTATCCATAATCAACATACGCGCTTTCAACATGTCATTGAATACATCTGTGCTAGAGTTTTCACTTGGTATTGGCTTACCATAATCATCAAGCACCAACTCACCGTCAGCATTTGTAGCATATTCAGGTTCAGCCGTACCGGTCACGGGGTTCCCAATCAGTACCAAGTAAGCATCATTCATATCTTGTTGGAAGTTGGCCAACTCTGATTGCGACAAATCATAAGCATCAATACTATCTAACACACTCTCAAAATCGCCAAGTCGTTCCTCGTTATTCTTGTATTCATTAATAGGCACGGCACCATACTGATGTGTGGCTTCATTAACCAATTTCACGCCACTAAATAATGATGAATTTGATTGGTAATAATAAATTTTATCAGCCGTATAAATTTCGACATAACTACGCACATCAGTCTTGTTAAATCTGATTTGATAGAAGCGTACGCCAAACAACGAGTCAGCAGCAATCGTATCATCATAAACAACAAATGTTTGCTCAGGTTCTAATTTGGTCACACGTTCCTGTGCGTTAGAGTTAGAGTAAACCAACTCATATGCACGTCCGTATATCGACAAATCAGTCTCAAGTAATCCGTCATGGTAATCAGCGCCGTTTTGCTGTGAGAACTCGGCAATTTTTTCAACTAGATTATCGTCACCCTCGTATTGAATTGGGTTACCCAACATGTAACCTTGCATGAACACGGTAATGTACTTTGCCCAATCACTTGCAATACGATTATCAGCTCTGTTACTATCACGTCCAGTATCACGGTATTTAATGTTGTTATCAGCTAAATAATATCGCTTTAACTCAACCAACCGTGGCAGTTGTTGTGATTGAAACGTTGCAATAAAGTCATTCACTTTGTCAATAAACTGCGATGATCCCATATCTGCAATTTGTTCAAAATCCGTGGTTGGCATCTTGAACACGTTATTTGCTTCTGGTCCAAATCTTGTCTTGCTTAAAAAATCTACCATGTTACCTCCCTAATCCTAATTGTTTAAACGCTTCCATGCGATCTGTTGTACTCTTCTTGCTCATGATCAATGGTTCTGCTGCATATCTCATTGCATCCATTAAGTGGTTATTCTTATCAACTGCTTTACCAACCCAACCACCTTCTTTGTCGGTGTCATAAACGTATGAGTTGAGTTCCTCGATGGTGTGTTCAAGTGTTGGTAGCACATGTATTTTGAAGTCTTGTAAATAAGTAACACCAAACATGATTTCGTACTTGTGTGCACGCTTCATACCTCTGATGCCTTTGTTCTTTAACTCTTGAATCATACGGTCACCACCATTGGCGTAATCCGCTCTAATATCGCCCTGTTGATAGCCATGTACAAACAACCATTTGAATATTTCATCAGTCAGCATGTGCTGTTTGTACATCTCTTTTAGAATGTAAATATCTTTAGTCTTGGTGTTAACTGCGTACTCTATAAATGTTGTTGGATCAGGTCCATAACCCCAGTCCATACCACGAACAATGTGCGAACCTTTTAGCACTTCTCTAATATCAAATTTCTCAACAATAGTATTCTCGTATATTAAGCCTTCAGCAACACCCCACTCACCATCAACGGCAACTCTCGCACGTCTTGGGTTACGCTTCTTCATTTCTAAAAGTCGATCCACATAATCGTCATCTAAAAATGGGTTATCCTTATATGTCGTCGTGAGAGCTAACGAGTTGGCAACACGTGTATCTTTATCAAAGAAGCGTTTTTTAAGCCAATGGCGCTCATTCCAAGGATTAAATGTTAATATTGTTTGGTAATAACCGTCTGGATCTTCAATAATGCCACGCATTGATTCATCGACTGTATCAAACGCATCTTCTAACTCTAATTGATAGGCTTCTTCCACCCATAATCGGCATAAATTACCTGTTTCAACAGATATAGATGTGATAGACAATGGTTTATCAGCACCACGAAACAGTACCTTTTGCCCTGTTGGTTTATACGTTATTTCAGGTAGTGAGCTGTTGAATTGAAAAAGGCTGCCAACGCCCATGCGATTAG